GAAAAGAAGATTCACTGATAGACCACGAATAGAAGAACCAGAAGTCGCCGCGGCAATAATCTTAGTGTTATTTCCGAATGTGATATTACCCTTATTCAAAGCCTTACATCCAGGCTGTAAAAAGAATGGGAGATTCTCAAGTGCTAATGTGACACGCGATAACATCTCTCTTGCTGTTGCACCTTTATTCGCTAGGATCGCAATTGTCTTTTCTGGATGAAAGACTGCATACCATAGAATGTAAATAACCGTGCTAATACTTTTACCAGACTGTCGACACGCTAACACAATAGAGAATCTATTATCATTAAAGTGTTTAAACATTCTTTCCTGATATTCGTACGGTGTGAATGGTATTAAACCCTCATCAAGTGATATTACCTTAACATACTTAGATGCAAAGTATATCGGATCTTTCATACACTTTACGTATTCAGAAACTTCCTCTTGTGTAAAGCTATCTTGAACACCATCTCTCTTAACTAAAGCGTTGCCAAGATAAGTATTCTTATGACTATCCATCATTTTTACTCAAAAACTTCTGTAGTTCTGTAGTTGAACCTACGAAGATTGCATTATTTGTGGTACTACCAATAGCAGGTTTCTGTTCCTCCGATTGTGTTAATTCTCTTCTCTTCTTTTGTAGAGTAATGAGTTGATCCATCATATCGGTAGTGGTCTTGAACATACCAGATAGAACTTCAAAGGCTCTTGGATGTTCGGTCTCACTTGCCAGAGCCATCATAGTATCAATGGCCTCTTCAGACTTGGCGATAAGGTCTTTAATCTTATCCCTTGAATATGCATAATCCTCTTCAGTATCAGCAACAATCTCCGTCTGAGCAACCTCAGTTTTTATCTGTTTTAATTGTTTAGGAAGATTTATTTCAAGAGCATTTAGAATGTCATCTTTAGTCTTATTCATAATATATAACTATGGAGAGTCATCAAAACCAAATGTTGTATTGGCTGTAAAATCATCAGGTGTATCTTCAATAGAACCTAATTCAGTATGTACTCGATCCACTGCATCTAGTGGCGCATCCTCTACAGGTAAGTCGTTATAAAGATCTGCTGTGATAGCTCTGATGATAGGTTTAGGTGTAGTAACTCCAGTGAATCGAATCTTCATTGAGAATGACAGTGTGTAGATTATAACACCTCGTGTTTCAAAATCACCTTCATATTCATTTGGGATGGAAACAGAGTTAAGTATAATAGGAACATCACTTGATGAACCTGGACCATGCATATCATTGATCGCTACTGTATATTCTGGTGAGAATGTTGGAAGAATCTGTTCAACTATTTGAAGTGCCTCATCTTGAGTCTTTGATATTACATTCAACTCCATTGACAATGTATACGGCACACTCTGATTCAAAACATCTCTAGATTTTGTCGAACCTGAATTCGAATATGACATAGTGTTCATCTTATTCAGACTAATGCTAGGATCATAAGATAAATCAGTTATTTCAAAACTCAATCTTGGCACCTTGATTGCAATGGTCTCATCCTGCCGACTCGACTGCGCGAGTCTAGCCAAGAACTTTTGTCTCGGCCCATAGGCAATAGGCACTCTCTCCTCAACACCGCCATGTTTAACAACACGAAGATTGTTGAAAATAGTGCCAAACACAGCAACAGACTTCTTTAGTGTCTGATTGTAAAAGTGATTTCCTGTAAGCATTATGTTATATTAGGTGTTCCAAATGGATTCATTTCAGTGAAGTCAATGAAGTTATTTCCAACAGATTCAAATTCTTCATTATCTGCAAAGGCATCAAACTCATCCATGTTATTAAATGTATCCTTTAATGTAATAGCATAAGACGCNTCGGATGTTGAACCAATTATATTTCCATTAGAGTCNCCAGTNATGCTGAATGANACATTGGTTCCATNACTTGATGTGATTCCAACTACATCAACTTCNCCGCTTCTTATCTCAGCGATCTCTCCACTAATTGTAAGAGCGCCAACTGTTTGTGTGACATCTTCACCAGTAGCAAATGTTCCTATTCCTGTTCCAAGAGTGAGTGTGGTTCTACTTGCAAACTTTGTTTCGAATTCATCAATCTCTCCAATTCCTGTGTCAATCGCTTCATTAGAGTATTCGAATAACTCACACTTCAATTTGAATGTTGGGATATTCTGCAATTGATAGAAAGGTGACTCTTCTTCAACATACTGAATCTGAAATAATCCCTTAACTAATGGGAAGTATATTAGATCACCCTCTTGAGGTCTTGCTTCGGGTACAGGTTGAAATCTTCCAACAAGCTGTTCCCATCTACGATTTGAAACAACCAAACTCATCTGATCTCTCATCTCTAAGCCGAACTTAGAAAGTAAATCACCTTCTCCTTCAAAGCCATCAATGTTTTCGACATACATTTCAATTTGAAATGCCTCGCCAAATTCACTCAGAGATGCTTCATTGAAAATACCATCTTCATTAATAATACTTCGTGGCAGATAATATACATCATGCCCGTATATACGAAGACCCTCTACGACTATATCTTCATAGAGATTCTTTTCAGACGTTGCGCCTAAACTAAAATATTGATTTCTTGGCATGATGCGTTATCCAACAAAGAAGTCTGGCGGCATCTCGTATGTGAGTTGCATCTGCTCTTCAATCTTCTCAATATCTTGGACTGCATCATCATAGATCTGTCTGCCATTAAGTGTAACACCACCTGGCAATTGCATTCCTTCGAATTTAATTAAATTTAAACCCCACTGTCGTTTGATAAGTGCAGTCACATATTTCTTTAGGAATCGATCATTGTAAACATCATTATGTGTATCTGGATCAATTGTTTCATAACCTTCAACAATGATATATTCTCCAACTCCAATCTTTGAACTCCAGTCGGCTTCAACATACAATCTGTTTTGATGTCTTGAGAATGTAGAAAGTTGCTGCATTCCATTCACTTGCCGATCAAGTATAGAAAGATACTGCTTAGTCATTTCATAATGAACTATTCCCTCCGCATTATTCAGGTCGAAGATATCATTCAAGTGTATCTGATAATCTACGGAAAACATTCCAGTAGAATTTTTAGAACTACTAAACGGAAAGATTCTATTTACAAATAAAAGATTATCTGGTAAAGTAATATATGCATTAGATACATCATCAGATGTTACCTGATGTTTAAGATATACCCTAACAATAGAGTCAGAGTGATACTCTTGATAAAACTGAATCGCTTCATCAACACGATCTTCAACCTGATCTTCATCAACATTAATCTCGATGACTGGTGCCCCAAGAGACCGCATGCAGTAGTCGATCAAGGTTTGTCTGGAATTTGGTTTAGCCATACTTCTATTTATACAATATTGTTATATGTCTTTTTGCGCCAAGCGTTTTGACAGTGATTGCGGGGCGCATTAGTCGAAGGTACCGGCCAGGACTAGTAGTTCGTCAACTTTTTGCTGCGACCATCCGAGGTGGACCACCGCACTGAGGAACAACGGATGGTTCTTTTTAAACGAGTGCGCGTATGCCCAACCATCAATCACATTCTGATCACCTNAGTTGGCGACAAACGCATCCACTGCGATGCGGTCGGCAGAGTTCACATTCAAAGCCTGCTTGAATTGGTAGTTGGTTACCTCGGCTGGCACAACAGCTTCGGGTTTTTTTATCCTTCGCATCGCTTCGAGGGAAACTAGTTCTCCTTCAACTAGGAAAATGGGTTCTACTGAAGCATCAACCTCGATAGCTTGCGCGGCAGTCAGCTCCGCAATGTCATAACCTTCTTGAGTAAATTCAAACTCCTCTTCGGATGTTTGGACGACGTGTCCATTTGTATTAATTAATGCGTATTTCATGATTTATTTATCTCTGGTTAAATCCCTAATTATAGCACAGCTTGTACTGTCAAACCTCCATATGTAGTTCCGTATCCTGTTGCTCCGATTGGAACTTGAATTGTTGTGGCTGGAATACCAAAAAACGTATTACTCCCTAAGGTTGGAGCTTCAACAGCTAAACTAGTTATGCTATTCAGCGAAGTGCATTGAGCGAAAACGTTATCCCCAATGCTGGTGACGCCATCGGGAATAGTGATGCTCGTCAGGCTGCTGCAGCCACTGAATGCGTAATTCCCGAGGCTGGTGACGCTGTCGGGGATGATGATGCTCGTCAGGCCACTGCATTGATAGAATACCTGAGTCCCGATGCTGGTAAAATTAACGTTAGTTGGAAGGGTTACACTCGCCAAATCAGTGCAGCCACGGAATGCAAAATTCCCGATGGTGGTGACGCTGTTGCCGATGGTTGCGCTCGTCAGGCTGGTGCAGTCAAGGAATACGCGATTCTCGATGCTGGTGACG